TATATTACAGAAGGTCAGCCAATAGAAATGATTACTGATGGAGCATCTTCAACTGCTTGTGAGTGTGAAGTAACTTTCGTAATCAGAAGAATAGGGTAATTATGGCTAATGCAGGGATATATTATGGGAGACCATCAACAATACATAAAATTGATTTTACTGATTCATCAGTAGCAAACTCAACTGCTTTTAGTGCAGATACTAGCTATATAATGTTATGTGCAAAGACCGCAGGCTGTCATTTTGTTGTTGCATCATCTCCAACTGCAACCGTTAATGCTGGATCTTATTTACCAAAAGATGAAGTTATTTTCATTAAAGTAAGTGGTGGCGATAAAATTGGAGCTATCAGAGAAGCATCTACAAGTGGAAGTTTATACGCAACCGAGATGGTATGACAAAAAAACTTTGGATTGACAATAAAAATAGTGCATCAACTTTAAAAACAAGAATGCACATTGACGAAAGCGAAAATAAATATCACTTTGAAGATGTGCAAGATATTCAACCTATTATAGATATGAATAAAAAAGAGTCTAATTTAGGTAATGAAGCATTGAGGATGAGAGGCGAATTAGGAAAACACGCAGGAATGACTAAAGTTGCCTCTATTCCTCTTGTTGTTGTTCAACAATTATCAAAACAAGGTATTATGACAAATGCAGGAGCTATTAAAGATAAAGTACGCTTTAGAAAATGGCTTAACGATCCTGATAACAGATTTTTTAAAACTTATAATGGAACTATATAATGGCTTTAGACACTTACGCAAATCTCAAAACAGAAATTGCAAATTATTTAAACAGAGCAGATTTAACATCATATCTTGATACTTTTATAGATTTAGCTGAGTCTCGTCATGCTAGAGATTTACGATTAAGAGAAATGGAAAGTGTTGATACTTTTATAACAACTGTGTCTGGTACTCAAAGTTATGATTTACCAACTGGTTATTTAGAAATGCGATATGTTGCATATCAAACAAGTCCTTATACTTTTTTAACTTATTTAGCTCCACCAGATTTTATGCGAGTATATAATGCAGGAGAAGGNTCNGGNANTCCANCTCATTATACNATTNTNGGNAGTAAAATTTATTTAGGAATGCAACCAGATAGTGCAAAAGTTTTAGAACTAGGTTTTTTTAAAAGACCAACTGCATTATCAACTAGCAATACAACAAATTTAATATTAACTAATTTTCCTGATTTATATTTATATGCGTGTTTAGCAGAAAGTGAGCCATTTATTATGAATGATGAAAGATTAAAAGTCTGGGCAAGTTTATATAAAGAAGGCGTACAAACTGCAAATGAATCAGCACAAAGAGGAAGAACATCATCAGCTCCATTAAATATGTCTGCAAGAATGGTGGTCTAAATGGCTGACATAGAATTTGGTCAACTACAAGCTGATTTGCCTGCGTATCAAAACACAGGATCAATTAAAATAAATAATGTTATTCCTTTACCTCAAGGTTATAAATCGTTTCCTCGATTTGTTGCTTTAAGTGGTACAGGATTAGGAACTACACCCGTTGGTTTATTTACTTCTTTTAGTGCAAGTGGATCAACTAACTACGCTGGAGATACAACTAAACTATACCAAATGGATAGTTCATTAGTATTTCAAGATAAATCTAAAGCTGGTGGATATAATAATTCTACAACAGAAGGCTCTAGAGATTTTTGGACTTTTACGCAATTTGGAGCTAATATTATTGCAACAAATGGTGCTGATAATATTCAAAAATTTGAGGAAGGTGTTGATAGTGCCTTTAGTGATTTAGTTACATTAAAAGCAAAATACTTAGCAGTTATCAGAGATTTTGTTTTTACTGGTTATACAACAGAGTCATCAACAATTTACAACCAAAGAGTAAAGTGGAGTGGATTAAATAATTCAGCTCAATGGACTCCTAGTCAAACAACCCAAAGTGGATTTCAAGATATTGTTGGAACTCACGGAAGTGTTCAAGCAATTGTCGGTGGAGAAAGTTTTGGTATAATCTTTATGGAAAGAGCAATCTTTCGCTGTAGTTATGTTGGAACTCCTCTTATCTTTCAATTTGATAAAATTGCAGATAATATTGGTGCTTTTGCTCCTAAAAGTGTTGTCTCTTTTGGTAGTGATATATTTTTCTTAGCTCAAGATGGTTTTTATAAATTATCTGGAGGTCAACAACTTACGCCTATTGGTATAGGAAGAGTAAACGAATTTTTCTTCGGAGATACAACTTCTAATTTTGAAGGTATATGTAGCGCAGTTGATCCAAATAACTCTATGGTTGTTTGGTCTTATAGAGGAAGTGGAGCTACTGGAACTGGAACTGTTAATAATAAATTACTTTGTTATAATTACGCAGTAGATAGATGGAGTACAGGAAGCGACCAAGATTTGCATTTTATTCATAGTGCATCTCAAGAAGCATTTACAACTTTAGAAGCTTTAGATATTCTTGGTAGTATTGACGATCTTCCATATAGTTTAGACTCTTATGCTTATGGAGAAGGTTTAATTGGTTTAAGTGGATTTAGTTCTGAAAAAAAATTTGGAAAGTTTTTAGGAGCTAGTTTAGATGCTACTGTTGATACAACAGAATTTGAAGGAGCTAAAAATAAAAATAGCACTTTAATTAACGCAAGACCAATAGTTGATGCTAATGGAAGTGCAAATACAACTATAACAGTTACACCTATTACTCGTAGCTCTCAAGCTAATGCAATTGCAGAAGGATCTGCTGTAAGCACTCAAGATAATGGCGATTGTCCTTTGCGATCTACAAGTAGATACCATAGGTTAAGAGTTGATGTAACAGGAAATTTTAAAACTATGAGTGGAGTTGACATAGAAGCAAAAGCAACAGGAAAAAGATAATGGCACAAAACCAATATCTTAAAGTACCTGTTTCAATGCCAGATACTTTACAGCATTTACGATTAATTTCTAGTACAGTTAATAATACACTTGATGGAAAGTTAAACTCAACTGGAACTATAACTTTAACTGCTAGTGCAACAACATCAACATTGACTGATGCAAGAATAGGAGAAAACTCTATTATATTATTTATGCCTATTACTGCAAATGGAAATACTGCTAAAGCTAATTTATATGTGTCAGCTAGAGCAGATGGATCAGCAACATTAACTCATGCTAGTTCAGGTAACACAGATCAAAATTTTGGTTATGTTGTTATTGGATGATTATACAAGTACCTAAAGAAGATTTACATTTTATATGGAATGAAGTTGAGCCTCTTATAAAAAAGGCTTTAGATGATTGTTATACAATTGATGACATCTTAAAAGGATTAATTTTTGATAAGTTCCAACTTTTTATAAGTTGGGAAAACAAAGTTGAAAGTGCTGTTGTAACAGAAGTTGCACAGTACTCTCAAAAAAAAGTTTGTCGTTATTTCCTTGCTGGAGGTAACAACATAAATAATTGGTTAAATCCAATACAAGAAACAATTGAAAAATTTGCAAAACATAATCAATGCCAAACAATAGAAGTGGCAGGAAGAAAAGGTTGGGCAAAAAAATTAAAAGGATATGAACAAAAAATATATTTATTTAGTAAGGAATTATAATGAGTAAAGGCAGTAATCCAACAAATGTAACAACAACAACAAGTGCAGAGCCTTCTGAATTTGTTAAACCTTATGTTACAGAAGCATTCGATCAAGCACAAAATTTATTTCAATCTGCTACGCCTAACTTTTATCCAAATCAAACTTACACAGATTTTGCGCCAGAGACTTCTGCAGCAATGCAATTGGCTACAGCTAGAGCATTAAATAATCCTTTACTTGCAAGTTCACAAAATGAAATTAATAATATTTTACAAGGAAATTATTTATCTCCAACAAGTAATCCTTATTCTCAAGCCTTATATAATCAAATAGCAGGAGATGTAACAAGTGGTGTGCAAAGCCAGTTTTCAAAAGCAGGAAGATTAGGCTCTGCAGCAAATCAAGGTGTATTAGCAGAAGAGTTAGGTAAAGTTGCAAGTCAAGTTTATGGCGATCAATATAATAAAGAACGAGAAAATATGATGATGGCTACTCAATTAGCTCCTCAATTAGCTCAAGCAGATTATACTGATATTCAAGCATTAGGTGGTATTGGTCAACAAAAAGAAGCTATGGAAATGGCTAAGATACAAGATAGTATGGCAAGATTTGATTTTGAAAATCAAAAACCGTATTACAAATTAAGAGAGTATTTAGGATCAATAGGTGCAAATGTGCCAACAACCACAGCACAAACTAGACCAGTATTTAGAAACACAGGAGCAGGACTTCTTGGTGGAGCAATGCAAGGAGCTCAGTTAGCAGGTCAAATACCAGGATTAGGAGCTGGAATGGGTGCAATTGGTGGTGGACTTCTTGGAGGATTTTTCTAATGGTAAGTTTATTAAATAGACCAGAATATTATAACAATCCATACAAAGCAGAAGAATACACAGGAACTAATTTTTTAGGTAATCCAAATTTTCCTCAATATAGTGCATTACAAGCAGGTCAAAATTATTATTCAAATTTACCTAATTATAGAGGCAATGCTTATGGAATGAATACACCTAAAATGTCAAATCAACAAAAAGGTTTTTCTTCTTTAGGTCAACAAATGGCTATGAATAATCAAATGGGAATGGCTAACAATGTTACTCCTAAAATGGCAACTAAACCAAATTTAACAAATAATTTATTAAACTATATTGTTTCTCCTCAAGGTAAAGGAATGGCTCAAGGTTTATTAGAGGCTAGTGGTTATAGTAATACGCCAGTTGGTTTTGGTCAAGCTTTGGCTTTAGGAATGCAAAGAGGTAATGAAGCTCAAACTAGAGCTGATGCACAAAAATTAAAAGAACAACAATTCCAATTTCAAAAAGATCAAGCAAAAATACAAGAAAAATTAATTGAGAGTCAAATATTTAAAAATTTAAATCCTCAACAAGCTTTAAGTAATACAGCTAAACAAATGCGTGATGGTTTTCCTAATTTAATACCAGGAACGCCAGAGTATCAAGATAAATTTATGGAGATACTTAAAAACAATGCAGCGTCAGTTAATATTACAAATGAAGCTCAAGGTGCAGGTGCAGAAAAAATGGCAGAAATAGATGCTGAATATGTTGGAAATACAAGAAAATTAGCTAATGAAAATCTTGAGATGTTTTCACGATTAAATATTATGAATAATTTGGTTGATAAAGAAGGTTTTGAGACTGGTCCATTAAAAGAAGCAACATTACCAATGAGAAACTTTTTAGCAGAAAATAATTTACTTACAGAAGAACAATCTGAACAATTAAGNAACGAAAAATTATTTGAAGCTATGGCAAATTATTTAGTTCCTCGTATGCGTGTTGTTGGATCAGGTGCTACATCAGACTTTGAAGCTAAATTATTTAGTACAGCAACAGCAGGACTTGGAAAAGATACTATGTCAAACAAAATCCTTGTTAAATCAATGTTAGCTGTTCAAGAATATAATAAAAAATACGCTAGAGAAATGGATAAATATTATAGACGCAAAGTAGATGGAAAAGGTCAATTTAATTTAGATGGTTTTGATGAATATATGGATAATGAATTAAAAGAAAATCCAATATTTAAAAAATATGCAAATGATAATGATTTTGCAAAAGCAGTTAAAGATGGTCAATTAAAAAAGAATGATTTGTATTATGATCTAGAAGATAATCAATTTAGAATAGTTGATAATGCAATGTTAGAAGGAGCTAAAGATTTATAATATGGGAGCATTAATGAGTGGCTCTCAAACAGCCAATGAAGAAAAACAAAGAACTACTGGCGATATAGCAAGAGATGTAGCTAGAGCATTTACTCAAGGCATTACTTTTGGAACTGCAGACGAATTAGAAGCTTTTGTTAGATCATATATTGATAGTGATAAATCTTATACAGAATTAAGAGATGAAATAAGAACTGATATTAACCAATTTAGAAAAAATAGTCCTTACTTTGCTTATGGATTAGAAATAGCAGGATCATTACCAAGTGGAGTTTTAGGAGTTGGTAAAACTTTAGGAGCAACTGCATTACGATCAGGTGCTATGAGTGGAGCTTATGGTTTTGGATCATCAGAAGGCGATATAAAAGACAGAGCTACTTCTGCAGCAATATCTGCTCCTATTGGAGCTGTCGCTGGACCTTTAGTACAAAAGATTATGCCAAATATGACTTCTCAAGCAAAAGAATTAGCTAACAAAGGAGTTAATTTAACACCAGGTCAAGCAACTTCTGGTGGTTTAGTTGGTAAATCTATTAAAGCAGTTGAAGAAGGAGCTACAAGTATTCCGTTGCTGGGAACTATGATTAAAGGATCAATGGATAGATCAACTACAACATTTAATAGAGCAGTTATTAATGATGCTCTTAAATCAATAGGAAAAGTTTTACCTCCAAGATTAACAGGTAGAAAAGCGATTGAATGGGCTAAAAATGAAATATCAAAATCTTATGATGATGTTATTGGAAAAATGTCTTTAAACAATGCAGATGATTTAATAGATACTGTTTCAATTATATCAACAAATTTAAAAGGTAATATTGATAGTAAATTATATAATAATTTTAATAATAAACTTAGTGAAATAATAATTGCTAGAGTTAAAGATGGAAAGTTAACTGGAAAATCTTTACAAAATATACAAACAGATATTAAAAAATTAATTACACAATATACTAAAAGTGGTGGCACTGCTGAATTTGAAATGGCAGACGCTTTAACAACTATATTAAAAGGCAAAATTGATGATGCTGGAGAAAAAATAATTTTTGGATTAGATGATTTTTTATTAAGAGATAATGCTCCTGAATTAATTACTAAATTTACAAATACTAATACAGCTTATTCTTTATTTGATCCTATACAAAAAGCTTCTGTTTCATCAGCTAGTTCTGGTGGCACATTTAGTCCTGCACAATTATTAAATGCAATTAAAAAATCTGATCCTACAAAAACTAAAAGTCAATTTGCTACAGGAGGTGGTAAGTTACAAGATATTGCAGAAACAGCAGAAGAAGTTATAGGTGCTAATATACCTAATTCTGGTACTGCAGATAGGTTAGCAGCAAAAGATTTTGCAACAGCAGGTGGATTATTATTAGGTGGTCAAACTGGAGTAGTTGATCCAACTTTAGCAATGGGTGGTTTATTAGCAGCTGGTGCTTATTCTAAACCAGTTCAAAAAATAACAACAGGTGCATTATTAGGAGCTGGAGGATTTGCTCAAGACGCAGTCGCTCCATTATCATCTCAAATTGCACAACAAGATATTTTAAAAAGATTTTAAAAGGAAGATAAATGACAGTAAAAGATTATAGTACAACAGCATCAAGTAATACAGCAATCAATGGTATTAATATTAATACTGGGATGCCTCCTTCTAATGTTGACAATGCATTAAGACAATATGGAAAAGATATTAGAGATGTATGGAATGATAAAGAATGGTTTATATTAGGAGATGGAGATGGCTCTACTACTTTTAATAGAGCCTCTGCAACTAGCGTTACTGTTGCATCTAATATTACTGTTACACATCATGTCGGAAGACGCATAAAACTTTATGGTGCAAACACAGGCACTATTTATGGAAAAATTGCAACTAGCTCATATTCTAGTACAAATACAACACTAGCTTTTACTTTTGATAGTGGATCAATTCATGCTTCTGATTCAACGCCAGATGTTTATGTAGGAAGTGTTTATAACAATCCTGCAAATCCTGTTGTTGATGAGGATAACATGGCTAGTAATTCTGCTATTCTTTCTCCTTCACAGCAATCTGTTAAAGCTTATAGTGATAGTGGAACGCAAACTTTAACAAATAAATCTATTGCTTTAGGTAGTAATACAGTAACAGGTACGACAGCTCAATTTAACACAGCTTTATCTGATGGCAGTTTTGCTACTCTTGCAGGATCAGAAACTTTAACAAATAAAACTTTAACCTCTCCAGTTTTAAACACAGGAATAAGTGGTACAGCATTTAAAGATGAAGATAATATGTCTAGTGATAGTGCGACTGCTGTTGCATCACAACAAAGTATTAAGGCTTATGTTGATAGCACAGTTACAGCCCAAG